TATTGTATGAGAGGTTTGAAAATGAAAATGTCGTCCTCGAGGACAGTGAAGTTTATCATCCAGAAACTGGTTTCACTATGGGTTCTTTAATTGATGAGGAGCAGCAGGAAGCGGTCCCACTTGAAGCAATAACGTCTACAGAGATCGATGCCAGTAAGTGTAAATTGGTCAATACGTATCATGGTCATAGCCCAGTCTCGTGTGAAGAGACTTTTATTTTCAATCCAGCACGCGTCAAAGGTTCCGACAAGATCAATATGCTTGAACGCCATACCAATCCTACCGTGATAACAGCTAAGGATATGTCCAGCGCTAGGAAAATTATACGGTTGTTATTTGATAGGGTTATCGATGCTAAAAGGTTCAATGCATTGATCGGTGAAGACCTTTCTGCTATTAGACGTCAATCACGTGATCAAGTGATCAAGATGACTGAGGCTGAACAGAGGGCAAAGAGTGACACTGTGTCGTTTGCCTTTGCCAAGAATGAACCTTCTAAGAAGGTTATGACTATTGGCAAGGGCCTAAAGATCCTGAGTGTCACGGCCATGAATGCTACCCAATTGGCATTGTTTGGTGACTGTTCTAATGTCCTTACTCATGCTTGGAGCAGGAGTCTCAGACCTGGCATCATCACACCTGTTGGATTTACCAAACCTGAAGTGGCTCGGGTGTTGGGCAGTATGGGAGAGACCTACGAGCTTGATATAGACAAGCAGGATTCTTCGCACTCAGCAGTTCACGTTGCCGTGTTTGTAAGGCTGGTTGAGATGGTAGCCAAACGACAAGGTATGGCAGACCTCGCTGAAGAGATAAGGTGTTGGCGAACCATTGGGGACATGGAAGGTAACCTCAGGATTGAGATGGGATCCGGTCTTGGTTCAGGAGATGCGTGGACGCTGATAGCCAATATGATAATGGCGTTTTCCATGCTCATATCAAGGTATGAGATCCCATATGGCATTAGGATGCTTCAGGTCGGTGGTGACATCACATGTGATCGGAAGATGAGGAAACGTAAAGATGTCATATATGGAAGCGACCATGTTGGCTTGAAGGAGTTGGTGGTTACAACCCATTCTGGAAGGCCAAGTTTCACTAGTAATGTCAGCATCAATAGTGAAGTCAGCATAGCAGCC